TGGAGTGCTGGTGTAATCCAAACCAAAGTTTGTAATTACAATGCCGTTGACTGCACCAACCATTGGTGCTTGTGTGGATGCCGCAAATAGTGTGGCATCTGAACCAGTAGAAGTTGAAACACTAACTGTTGGCAATGAAACAAAACCATTACCTCTGTTTACCATCTTGATCTTGGTAATCTCACCAATTTCTTCTGGAACACCCAAGTCATTAAATGTTTCTTCTTCTAGAACAATGGTATCTCCATCTTCCATCAAAAGAAAATCTAGTTCACCAATAGTCTCTTCTTGTGTGATGTATTGACTATCTTCTGTTATAATAGAGTCACCACTTTCTGTGATGAATTGATCTGGAGAAGTTAATCTTTCTAATAGGAAAGAACCACCAACTACGGCAATCCTTGCACGAACATCTTTACCTTCTGTATTATCTGTATTGAAAGTAATTGAGTCTGATAGTGTGTATCCACTACCACCATTCTCAATCATAATCTCATCAATGCGTCCAGCTTGTGTCGCTTCAACACGAGCAGTCGCCGCACCGTTACCATCACCACCAGTTAGATAAACTGGATCAGATGAAGAATAATATGCACCACCAACATTCAAGGTGGCGCCAATAACCATACTCTTTACAGTCGCAGAGATTTGTAAATCAAGTGAAGTATCAACTGTAGTGACGGTTTCACCAGCAATAAAAGTTCCTTCTACAGAGTTCGCATCTAGATTCAACTCTGCAATAAGTTCAGAACCTTCTCTGAATTTAATTACTGTTGCAATGAGTGCTGTTGCACCAGAGGTTTGTCCAGTAATAAGTTGTCCAATCGCTCGGTTGAAATCAGAAGTTCCATCTTCGATAATACGAATTACCTTATCAGTAGACCATTGTCCATCTGATACACGCAACATACTATCACGAGGATAAATGATTGTCGCTTCTTCATCAAAGAGAATTCGGAAGAACAACTTGTGTCCGTCTTCCGTTCCCTTTGCAGCATACATGTCTTTGATGTTCTTGAGAAGTTTTCTCTTTGAGAGACCGTCTGCCAACGTGTTGGGGAGAGATTCCATAAACGAATCTCTAAACTTATCTAAGAAACCATAAACAGTTTTATCTACGTCTGCATATGCAAGAAGTTGTTGAATTGATTGAACTGGATTACCACGATAAGAAACAACAGAAGCGAGCGCACCAGAGGTTTGTCCTCTCAGTGTTTCTCCAGTGATAAATTTTTGTTGTGATGTAACAAAGAGTCTTTGATTGTCATCAAAGTCATCGACAAGAACTCTTGCTTGGAAACCAGATGTTTGGCCAACAATAATTTCACCAACAGTGAATTTACCAATAGAATCTTCTAATACAATTCGTTCTTCATCTTCATCTAAGATATAGTTTTGAGTTAGTGTTTCTTCAACAACATAGTTGTTAGAACCAGAAATGACCAGTTCACCAGCCTCAAGAAACTCATAGTAATACTTGAGAAATAAATTGAACAGGGGGTGATCTGACTGAACAAATTCAGGCAGCTGACTCTGTATCTGCGGGGAGACTTTATTCTTTAAATCGTCTGCCATCTAAACTTACCTTAATATGATGATGTAGTTGCGTAGTTTGTTCCAGCAGAAGAACCACCAGATGTGATAGTATCATTCTCTCCAGAAATTATGATGTTAGTAAAATCAATCTCAATCAATTGATTGCGAACCGCAACAATGTCATTAGAGTCTGGTTTAGTAATTAGATCAATCGTTCCATCAGCCTTCTCAGTAGAAACAACATTGATTGATGTGATAACAATCTCACCAGTTTCGTAGTCCACTGTTCCGATATTGTTGTCAACATAGTTCTTAGTTGTTCCACCAACATAATAATACATTCTCATAAAACCATTACCAGTATCTTCAGCATACATCATATTATCATTGCCTGCAATTTTAAATCCTGTAGACTGTAGAACCTCAACACCAGTTGGGTGAGAGATTGGTCTTGTAGTGGCAGCAAACGCAGTCAATGGATAATGCAATGGGTTATTAAACTTAATCACATACTTGGTTGCTTGGTTGAGTGTTGGTGTAACACTGCGAACCATTCTAACCGTAGTGATGTTAGAAAGAATAGAACTGTCAGAATTATCAATCAACTTGCTAAGTTTAGAGTATCTAAAGATACCATCAAACTTTCCTAAGTCTTCATCACTGTAAGATTGAATTGCACTTCTAACAAGAGTCTGTAATTCTCCAGCAGTCTTAGTTGTTGCATTACCATCATACTTAAATTTAACATTCAATCTTAGTGTTGTAATCTCTGGATCAACAAAGGTAGGACGAACAGATGCAACATTGTATCTATCCAATGAACGGCTGATCACATCTTTCTGTGCTTGTGTTAATGTAATGCCTGAGTTTGTTTTCAATGAAATATAAACTTGTCCATAGATTGGTGGATCGTTATCTTCACCACCCCACACTTGAACTGATTTTGTATCTGCATAAACTTTAGGAACAATAAGTTTATAATCATCTGTTGTAACTGCACGGCCTTGAGACGCAAAATCTAAGGGTGCGTTATATTTGATTGATTGAACTGTTTCTGCTTCTGCACCACCAACAGCAGATGATACTGTTGAAACAGTAAAATTAGTTTCACCACCAATCGTAGAACCAGTAAACGAAGAAGCACCATTTGCTTCTGTTTTGTTTGTAACAATGTATTCTAGAATAATAATGTTCCCATCTGCTGGTTTCTTGCCTACCACACCATCGCCAAAGTATACTTCAAATTTTTGATCTTCAACTTCTTGCAAGAAGTAAACTTTAGACGTAGCACTTACTTGAGTAATATCAGTTGCAAGTGTATAAGTTTCTGTGTAAGAATCTGTAGCAGAAGTTTGAACTGATACTTTAAGTGTAGTTGTGTCTGCACGATTATCAGTAAGAATGTATCTCTTAGTTGGAGCAGCATCATCCACCGTATAACGAACATCAACAAGAGTTCCTTCATATATCGGAACATTATTAAATGTCATTAAACCATTCGTTGGAGTGATTGTGTAATCTTCATTGGTAACAAATCCATATGTGTTACCATCAACCTTTGTGGTAAACCTAGTTCCCTTATCCATTGTAAGACTGGTAAGGTTTGTGTTGTTTACATTGATACGAAGATATGCAACTGGACAACGAGGTGAACGAGGGGTGTATCCTAAAGTCTTTGCGTGAGAGACTACAGATGAACGCAAAGTTGCAGAATCTAGGAAGGACTCATTCAATGCCATGTTAGCATTCATTGCAAGGTAATGTGTATTATAAGCAAGAAGATCCATTAGAACTGCAAGTCCAGAACCTTCGAAGTTATAATCACTAAACTCTTTCTGATTTTTTAGAAAGGTTTTTAAGTTGGTTTTGATTCCATCATAATCCAACTCAGTTGCTGTTAGTTTGTTTGCCATCTTATCTTAGTCTCTCTAGTGTTAATGTCATTGATTCTGGGTCAGTCATAGCATTCAATAGATAGAATTGTATCTGAACATTATATTCATTCCGATCAATGTCACCCAAACAGTCAACGAATATCAATTCAACTCTTGGTTCAAAGTTGACAATGATATCCTCAATACGTCTTGCAATCGTAGAAGCAATCATAGGAGTGATTGGTTCGAATAAAGATTTACGAACCTCCGAACCAATCTCTGGATGGAAGTGTCTTTCGTATATACCTGTCTGAACCAAATTGCGAACACTACGCTTCACTGCGTCAACATCTGTCACAACAGAGATATCGCCAGTCACAGGGTGACGTGAAAAGTTCAAGTCGATATCTTTGTATATCTTTACGCTTCGTGCATTTGGGGCAGAAGAGGCGTCATAGTATGCAGATGGATTAGTGATAGACAATTTGGTTCTCCTTAATTGTATTTATAACGTTACACGAAGGATTACTTCCCTTCCATCAATTTAACTGCCTTGTCATATGATGCACGATCAACAACTCCTTCTGCAAGAAGTCTTTCTCTGTTTCTCATGTGTTGTGCTTGAACATCTTCTTTACTTCCACCGAAGTATGGAACACAATGTCCTTCTTCTGCAAGAACCTCAGTCACAAGTTTACCGTCTGGTGTTTTGAAGTCGCCAAGGATACGTCCGAACTTACCACGCATATCCTCACCACTTGCTTCTTCTGTTGTTACGAGAACACCACCATCATGCAATAGTTCTTTTAGTCTTGCCTTTGCAGCCTTACCAAATAGTTTCTCAACCTCATCGGATGTTCTGCTCTCTGGTGTGTCGATGCCCATGATACGAACTCTTTCGTTTCGTAACCATACACCAAACCCTAAATCAATATCTACATCAACGGTATCGCCGTCAACTGATTTCAACAAAACCACATCGTAGTGGTTCACTCTTAGTTCGCTCATTTTCTCTCTCTCTCATTT